GTGGCCTTTTTTTATGGGCTCAATATGGCAACAGCTACCGCAATCAGAGGCCGCAAAGGCGGCAGCTCTTCATCCCGTACGCCTGTAGAACAACCCGATGACCTTCAGTCAATTGCGAAAGCGAAAGTCTTAATTGCCCTTGGCGAAGGTGAATGGGCGGGGGATTTAACTGGTCAGAATATTTATTTAGATGGAACGGCTCTACTCAATACCGACGGTTCCAGTAACTTTAGCGGCGTGGCGTGGGAGTTTCGCGCTGGCACCCAGGCTCAAACTTATATTCAGGGGCTGCCTGGCGCCAATAATGAAATCAATGTCGGTACTGAAGTCAGCAGCGCGACCGCTTGGACGCGAACATTCTCTAACTCTCAACTGTCCGCCGTCAGGCTTCGCCTCAAATGGCCGTCACTTTTCAGACAGCAAGATAATGGGGATCTAGTTGGTTATAGCATCAACTACGCCATAGATTTACAGACAGATGGTGGCACGTGGCAAACCGTTGTAAACACCTCTGTAACCGGTAAAACAACCACGGGTTATGAGCGAAGCCACCGCATTGATTTACCCCAATCAGGTAGCACATGGACGCTGCGCCTGCGTAAGATAACTCAGGACGCCAACAGCGCCAAAATCGGCGATACGATGACGCTGCAAAGTTATACCGAAGTTATCGACGCCAAGCTTCGTTATCCCAACACCGCGCTGCTGTATATCGAGTTTGACTCCAGTCAGTTCAACGGATCAATTCCGCAGGTTGCAGTGGATGCAAAAATGCGCGTCGTACGGGTGCCTGATAATTACGACCCTATCACTCGAACCTATTCAGGCACCTGGCAGGGGAATTTCAAGTGGGCGTGGACTGATAATCCAGCGTGGATATTTTATGACATCGTTGTATCCGATCGGTTTGGATTGGGTGATCGCCTAACGGCTGCCAACATCGACAAATGGACTCTCCATCAGGTTGCTCAGTATTGCGATCAGATGGTCCCTGATGGCAAAGGCGGGGCGGGCACGGAACCACGCTATTTATGCAACGTCTACGTGCAGAACAGAAACGATGCTTATACGGTACTGAGAGATTTCGCAGCCATATTCAGGGGGATGACATACTGGGGCGGAGATCAGATTTTTGCTCTTGCAGATATGCCGCGTGACGTGGATTACAATTTCACGAACGCCAACGTTGTCGATGGGCTCTTTACTTACTCAAGCAGCACGTCAAAAACGCGTTATACCTCTGCGCTCGTTTCATGGTCAGATCCTGATAATGCTTATGCAGACGCGATGGAGCCAGTCTTTGAACAGGCGTTAGTCACCCGTTATAAGGTTTTCAACCAGCTCGAAGTAACCGCCATTGGCTGTACCAGACAGTCAGAAGCAAACCGAAAGGGTCGCTGGGGCATCCTCACCAATAACAGCGATCGTGTCGTGAACTTCTCTGTAGGACTTGATGGTGATATTCCTCTGCCCGGCTATGTCATCTCTGTTGCGGATGAAAACTTATCCGGCAGGGTGGCGGGTGGGCGAATCAGTTCCGTATCGGGCCGGGTTGTTACCTTGGACAGGGCACCAGACGCAAAGGCTGGCGACAGGTTGCAGCTGAACTTACCGACCGGTATTTCTCAGAGCCGAACGATTCAGGCCGTTAACGGAAATATAGTCACCGTCAGCACATCCTATTCCCAGATACCTGAAGCTGAAAGCGTTTGGGTTGTTGAGTCTTCCGATCTGTACGCTCAGCAATACCGAATTACGACTACGGCTGAGAATGACGATGGTACTTACAGCATCACAGGTGTTTTGCATGATCCGGATAAATTTGCCCGTATCGACACTGGTGCAGTAATCGATCAGCGGCCAATCAGCGTTATCCCGCCGGGTAGTCAGTTTGCGCCCGCTAATATCCAGATCAGCTCTTACTCTGTCGTCAACCAGGGTATCAACGTTCAGACAATGCGGGCCACATGGGATACGACGGCGAACGCTATCGCGTATGAGGCCCAATGGCGGCGCAACGACGGCAATTGGGTAAACGTGCCGCGAAGTTCTACCACGTCATTCGAAGTGCCAGGCATCTACGCTGGCCGCTATCTGGTGCGTGTGCGAGCTATCAATGCAGCGGAAATCTCCAGCGGATGGGGATACTCGCTTGAAATTACCCTGACGGGCAAAGAGGGTAACCCGCCGAAGCCAGTAGGTTTCGCGGCCACAGGCATTAACTGGGGAATTCAGCTGAACTGGGGCTTCCCAGAAAATACCTCTGACACGCTGAAAACAGAAATCCAATACACGCCGAACTCCGATCAGTCGAACCCGCTATTACTGTCTGATGTCCCATATCCACAGGCAATTTATACGCAGCTGGGATTAAGGGCAGGCCAGGTCTTCTGGTACCGCGCTCAGTTGGTGGATAAGACCGGGAATGAGTCAGGGTATACCGATTGGGTCAGAGGCATGGTGAACGATAATGCCGACGATTACCTCGGTGATATCGCGGATGATTTCCTTAGTTCTGCTGACGGCGACCGCCTGACCAGCAATATTGAAACAAATATTGAGGGGTTGCTGCAGAATGCACTTGATAACAATTCTTCCGTTGATCATCAGTTCCAACTTTACGGAGAAAACAGAGCCGACATCCTGACGGTACAAACGACGACTGCGGATCTTGAGAAATCGTTTGCTGAACAGTCAACGCTGGTTTCTGCTCAGTTTCAGGCAGTGAATAGTCAGGTCAGCGCGGTAGGGGACAAGGTAAATTTAAATACCGCGGCGCTCGAGCAGAAAATGACATCCGTGTTTGACAGCTCAGGCGGCTCTGCTATCTACAGCATGAAGGCTGGCGTTAATCTCAACGGGGATTATTACGATGCTGGCATGACGATTGCTGTTCTTGCTCCTTCCGGACAATCAGTAACTACGCGCATTGGATTTAATGCTAACCAGTTTGTTGTTATGAGCGGCAGTGGTGGGGCTGCGTATTCACCATTTGCCATTGTAAATGGACAGGTGTTTATCAGTGATGCGTTCATCCAGGAAGGAACGATAACTAACGCGAAGATTGGTAATTTTATTCAGTCAAACAACTATGTTGTTAATTCGGCAGGCTGGCAGTTGAATAAATCTGGAACGTTTTATATTAACGGCTCGTCCGGCACCGGCCGGATGGTGATCACCAATAATATTATTGAAATTTTCGATGCAAATAACACTAAGCGTGTCCGAATGGGTCTTTGGTAAGGAGAAAAAAATGCCCCAAGGCATTCAATGCTGGGACGCGGCAGGAAATTTAGTAGCTGATATTGGCGATTATAATTGTCGCCTACTGGGAACGGTTAATATCACTTCGCCTGTGGCTGCAAACCCTGTCATCACAACATCATTTTCTGGCATGACAGCAGCGGGCAGTTTTGCTGTGATTGTAGCAACGTCAAACGCTGCATATCCTTCAAACCTTTATGCGTGCAGGGCGGTAGATGGAGGTTTCAATACCTATCTTCTGACAACCACTCTGTCGGTTGCTGTGACTCTTACTGTCTATCTGTATGGATTTCTATGAGTGGATTCGAGACCTATAACACCGCCGGAGCTTTAGTTGTTAGCTCTGACTTCACGGGAACTTACTTGAGGGATAGTAAAGCCTACGGTGCGGTGACCGATGCGGGTTTTTACAGCATCAGCACCCCAATCGGAAATGGAACGGATATGGGATATGTAAGCAATCCTTACCCGGCTGATGCCAACCTGCTTTGGTTCAAATTTAACAATGGCGCGAAGATGATGTTCAACGGGGGGCAGCCTTACGGGACAGCCAATTCCGGTACAATGGCGCGAACCGGCGTGGATGTCGCTACAACCAGTGGTTATCTCGATGTCTTTAATGCAGCTGGCGCTTTGGTTTGGTCGGCTGTCACGGCAGCAAAGATCCCGAGGGTGTTGGGTTTTTTTGATATCCCTGCCGGTTTCGATTTGGATAACTCTGTTTACTCTCAAAATATCGGCTCAGGAACTTATCTACTCGCCAGCGCCGCACCCTCTAACCTCGGAGGTGACGGCGGAACGTCGGGATATTCAGGCCTGATGTTTTCTTTCTCAGGAGGAGTTTTGAACGCATTCTGGCCAAGACAGAATCAAAGAACGTGGGCCGCTACCTTGAAAAATTATGGCTTGAGGATCCCATATGCAATCATTCCCAACATTTAATTAGTTATATTTGTCGCAAAGATCGCATTTTCGATTTGAATAAACACGACAGCGGGTTTTATATATAGAAAAAAGGAAACCCGATGAAAAGCACACTATTTATATTATTTGCATTAATACTTTCTGGATGTAATACAGGTAATCATAAAGTTACATATCCGTTCCGAGCAGGTGAACTACGTGTATCAGGAGATGTGAGCGTTCTTTATGATATCAATGAAGAGGGAAGAACAAGAAATATCCGAGTAATAAATGCAGAGCCAAAAAATTACTTTGAAAAGGCAATAAAGCAGGACGTATACAGCTGGCAGTTTGCCACAAATAACCCCCGTAAAGACGTCAGGCTTGATGTTTCATATCGCCTGGACTGAACTCACTAATCATTATGAGCCCGCTTCGGCGGGTTTTTTATGCCTGGAGCAAAACATGTCGGCAGGAACCATCGCATTAACCAATAACTCTGCAACTGTGTCGGGTACCGGAACCGCGTTTACCACCGACTTAAAAGCAAACGACTTTATCGTCTTTATTGTCGGCGGTGTGACGTATACCCTGGGTGTCAAAGCTACAGCATCCGCAACATCACTAACGTTAATCACACCATATGGTGGACCAACCGCCACCGGTAACGCATGGACAGCGGTGCCGAATGCTACCCTTGTTGGCATAACCGCGCAAGTTGCCGCCGATGTGGCGAAGGCTATCCGCGGCTTGAATTTGGATAAGGCCAACTGGCAGCAGGTCTTTAGTGGAACGGGAACAATCACAGTCACGTTACCCGACGGTTCAACTTATACCGGCCCCGCTTGGAATAGCATTACAGCTTTAATTGCGGCTAAGGCGGCCAAAGGCGCAAACAGTGATATCACCTCACTTTCTGGTTTGACTACTGCGCTAAGCGTTGCTCAGGGTGGGCATGGTGCAAAAACGGCAGCAGCAGGGCTTGCAGCCCTCGGCGGGGCACCAACTGCCGGACCGGTGTTCACCGGGGGTGCAACTATAAATGGAACTGTTGCTATCGAAGGGACACAGTTAAACCTTAGAGCTTCCGCATCGTCTGGCGGCTGGCCGTTCTTCGTCACTTTTATGGCTGGTCAGGGTAATAACCTTGCATATTCTCGTATTTACTCCGAGAACAGTGGTGATTTGACAATGGCCACGGCTGTTAATGGTAGCCCCAAATATTTCCAACATACTGCCAGTGGGGATCTTCTGGTTCCTAGGAATATTCAGTGTGTATCCCTTACCCAAACGTCTGACCGTGATAAGAAAGACTTCATCACGCCGATCCTCAATGCGCTGGATAAAATTAACGCCATTGACGGCGTCACCTTCACATGGAAGACGGACGGCACACCATCAGCGGGTGTGATTGCTCAGGATCTGATGAAAGTGTTGCCGGAAGCTATTGGCTCGACCTTCGATGAGAAAGACGAGTACGGCACCGAGGAACAGCGGGTAGAGAAGGAAGTTGTAGACGAAGAGGGCAACACGACCAGCGTGACTGAAACGGTCAGCGTGACCAAGCTGGTCCGCAAGCGTGACGAAACGAAACGGTCATACACTGTGGAATACAACGGTGTTATTGCGCTGGCCGTGCAGGCTATCAAAGAGCTATCAGAAAAGGTTGCAGCAATGGAAGCTTACATTGGGCCTGAAAATCTGGCCGCCATGTCAAAAGAACCCACCACATAATTTCTTGCCTTGCCGATCAGCGGCATAACAGAAATGTCACTGATCGGACTTTCCTCCTCATGTTACTCATGATTATACTGTATGCATGAACAGTATTTTGTGAGGTGCTTATGCCCAAATATTCCGACATCAAAGGCGCGTTTATTCGAAGCGTCACGCAGGATCCCAAGAAAGGACAAGTTGTCACAACAGAACGTTTTGTTGCCGAGTTGGCGAAGGTAAACCACTTCTGGTCATTAAGTGAAGCCAATGAATGGATTACGCACTATCAGGGGTTCTTCAGGGACTATTCGGATCAAGAGGGCGAGAGTAAGCGCTATTTTCTGAAAAACATGGGCTACGTAAAGTAAGGAGGAACTATGGGATTTCCATCACCTGCAAGCGATTACGTTGAATCGCGAATCGACCTGAACAAAGTCTGTAACTGCACCGGCCCGGCATCTCGCCTGTACATCGCCGAACGGTACCACGGCAAGCATATCAACTCCGGCACGATGCTGCTGATAGACCCGGCAATCAAACCGGTAGACGGAAATCTGCTGCTGGCGCAAATCAACGGCGAGATGGATGTGTGGCGTCTGGTGACGATCCTGCGCCGTGGGCTGGAGTCACTGGCCGACAAGAACGTTTTCATTGAGTTCGGTGAAGCATTCACCGATGACGAGCTGGTGATCGAGGGGGTGGTGACGCATATCATCTACGATGCCAGGAATGATGTTTTCGACGATACGCCGTGCATTTAAAAAAAAAGCCCGAGTTAACGTCGGGCTATCAGTAGGTAGGTGTTCATGGCCTTGGCAGGCTTGCTGATCTTGTGTCAGCTGACATGATAATAGTGCAGGGCGGTGATTTTGCCAGATTACGGGCACAAAAAACCGGCTCACTGGCCGGCCTGCATTTGCAAAATATATAGGAACATCTAGCGCCAAATATCTTAGCGCTACCCTTATGGTATGCCACTGAGGTCAGATAGATACCCAAAACGGATTTAAGTTTGAGTTATGCGTGGGGAACCGGTGTAGTGATTAGATTTTTTTGCAAAAAAAAGCCCGCGTTCACGGCGGGCAAAGTATCAAAGCTATCAACATTACTTGCACTTCAGGACGGTAGTCATATCGCCCATCACAGAGATTAGACAAAAACCTAGGGACTGCAATTCCACAGGAAAAAAAATGCCCACCAGGGGAGGCGAGCATAAGGGATAAAGTTTCCAAGGTTATTCCGTTTCGTAACTGTAGTTACCTACAGATGAGGCTAATAATAATCAATGAATACAGTACTTGCGTGTAGGAAAAATCTGCTTTGCCTCAAAACGAACGAAAAAAAGCCCGCTGTATGGGCGGGCAGAATCAAGGGAAGAATGCTGTAGCCTTTGCAGGCTTGCCGATCTTATGTCAGCTGTTATGAGATTAGCGTAGGGCGGTGACTTTGCCAGATTACAGGCACAAAAAACCCGGCTCGGTGGCCGGGTTGGGATATTTACCAGGTATGCGGTCTTGACCGGAAGTGCTCACAAACGTGTTCGAGATTGCCATTGCGAATGCGTTCATACTGATTCACGTGCACTTCTTTGTTCGCATTATCAAACAGTTGATTCAGGTTATATGTAGACATTTTCAGTTACCAAGTTTAGCGAACACCATCAGTCGCTTGATAAATTTGCCCATAACCGCTAAGGTAAACACCGATGTGTATTAGACCTAGCAATGGCTCCCGTAAGGGTGGTCAGGGTTTATCAGTCGTAATGTCCAACTCCCCAGTCCGACATTACTCTGAATTTGCATTACTGAGGCCGAGCGTAAACCTTCAAAATTGAAGCGATACGTTCGGCTTCTTCGTTTGTGAGGTCTGTTGGCACGCCAGGGATCATCAAAATCAACCCATCACGAATCGGTACTGGAATGTCAATCGTGTTGGCATGGGTAGCGTTTACTTGAGGTTTAGGATTTTCTGCCTTGGGCATCGCGGATTCCTCAGGAGATTTGATACTATTAGGATCGTTCAAAAAGGCGGTATATAAACGAATAGCTTGGTTAATACGGCTTTTATAGCTGCTCTTAGATGCATTACCAATTTGTGCACCAGTACCTTGCAAATACGCATCAACCGTTTCATCAACATTGATGAGTTTGAAGTCTTCAGTTTCAGAAGGTACGTATTCCAGCATGCGGGGTACTGTTTTCATATTTTTAAGGGTGTTAGCACCCACGCCACCTAGCATTGGCAGGGTAAACAGAAAACCCTTGAAAGCTTCTAGTGAGTTAACTTCTTTTTCCATGTTAATCCCCTTCATCATGTATGGGTGGAGATTACACACATTGATTCTAACGATCAATCGAAACTTTTCGATCGTCCGCACCTTTTTGAATCAAGATCGAGTTGACTTGTGTTGGATGGTGTTAAGTGGTGTTAGATAGGATTAGTTGATGTTAATTAAATCATAGCTTCATGAGAATTTGAGTGGGGCATAGAAGTACCGGCCAGCATACTCAACTACGAAGACTCTGACCGGGTCCTGTCATGACGGAGAAAATTTAATTTTGGCTGTTTTAAGTGTTAAGTATGACATTGCAATTTACTGGTCTGGCTGAAACCAATCATCCGCACTTTCCCACGTATCCTGCAGCATCACATCAATCACTTCTTTGTCATGAGTCGTCCCGCCCATCACCGACATCCCATCACTACCAGCTCGGCGAACGCTGAACGTGGCGCCTGGGTAATTCCTTTCAAGCTTTTTCTCAAACTCAACCTTGAAGGCCTCGACCGCGCCGGCGGGCAGTTGCTTAGTTTTATCGATCAGCAATTCAACGTGCATAAATTTTCCTCATTAAATGCTACAGCGCGGTGCGTCTTCAAACCAACGAGCCTTAAGATAATGGGCTGTAACTCTGTTTTTCAATCCATTCCGCAACATGTTTTCTGACGTAAAATGTCGGGTGAGTTTTAACTGGGGTAGGGAATCCTCTGTCACGCTCATACCGATAGAGCGTATCCCTCGACTTAATGTGCAGTAGTTTCATAACTTCATGTTTCGAGATAAGCATGGCAACCTCATATCTTCAAACTGGGCTTCCAGTTGATAAGGTATATCCTGCGAAGTCTGTTACTACTGCCTCAAGTTTTGCTCTAATCAGCCGCCAGCCAGTTACCGGCATCATCAAACATCTCTTCGACTATTCCCGCCAAAACTGCCTTCTGTGCCTTGCTGGCGTCCGTGTTGATGCTGCTGAGCGTCACCATCGGTTTAACCTTCACATCAGCATCAGGGAAGGTGCCATGCACGCGCTTGGTCAATTCAGCCAGGATCAGCGCGTTAGCGTTCGGCACACCGGCCATGTTTCTTTTGTCGTAAATCAGCTCAACAAACATAAATCACCTCAGTCGATGAAAGTGGAACCAGCGTCTTCAATACCGGCCTCGATGTACCTTACTCTTTTCTGCAGTTCAAAGATGAGGGCCTTGGCTTCGCTGAGGCGGATCATCACCTGCTGGTCGGGATACATTTCAACTTTGGAATCCACGACACCCGTCAGTGTGTCTACGAAAGAAGATTTAAGAATCACAAACTCACCAAAGGCACTATGCGCGGCTTTAAACTCAGTCAACAACCGCATACCTCTGAAACTATCGTGCTCATTCATGTGATGATCGCTCATGTGAATTAACTGGTTATGCATACAGTATATTTAAATTTTTAACTGATCAACCGATGACTTCAGTTTAAGCGTTTCAAATTTATCATGGAGTGACTGAGGGTATATTTCGCGATAAACCTTCCACAGAATATCTAATGACTTATGTCCAGTAACTTGTGCTACCTCCTCCAGGCTAAACCCAGCCTCAAACAATCGACTGGCACCTTCTCGGCGCAGGTCATGGTAATGAAGATCTTCAACACTCAGTTCTTTTGTGACTTGTCGGAAGGTCTGAGTCAGAGAACGCTCCCTATAGGGAAAAACGCAATCATCTTTCTCAGGTTGTCTTTCCAGTATTTCCCAAGCTTGGCCGAGGAGTGGAACAACCATGTGATTACCTTCTTTTTTCCGAGGGTCTTTCCTGTCACGAACCAGAACAGCCCTGTTCTTCTTATCGACATCAGACCATTGAATGCGTGTAACTTCGCCTATTCTCATACAAGAAAGCACGGAGAACATTAAAATGTCGGCAAAGGGTGCACCTGAATAGGACGTCAGCGTTTTTTCCTTCAATCGCTCAATGATCATATCCAGCTCAATACCGGTAGGCCGGCGGCTTCGAGTGTTACCTGTACCAATGATCCCCATCTGGCGCATGGTTTCTCTTGCGGTCACATATGCATCGAAATCTACAGAAATATCAAAAAGTGGTTTGGCTGAGCTAAGCGCCTTGCCAATATAATTGATGTCATGTGCCGCAGTAGAGGGTTGAACTGTTGCTCGTCTCATCACTGCGTGGTCGATGTATGAACTGGTGGTTAATTCATTTAAGGGGATTGTAGAAATGTGTGACCGGAGCACCAGGTTGAGTGTTTCTCGTTTTGAACGTCCAAATTTTACATGGGGGTGATCCATGTATTTCTGAATTAATTCGCCGAGGGTAAGAATCTTTTCAGATGGTTTGGTCGATCGGGGTAATCCGTTTTGCTCGATATCAGCAACACGATTGACTCCCCATGCTTTAGCTAAACTTTGCTTGGTGAAAGTCTTCCTCTCACGATGAAGGTAAGCTCCATCTTCTTTAACGCCGACAGTGCAGCGGTAACGCAATTCACCTGAAGCGGTGAGTCTTTTCTCAATACTGTAATAGGCCATCTCAAACTGCCTCAGGGGGTGCTGTAGGGGGTGCCGAGGAGGATAAAATAGCTTAAAACGTCTGTATAATCGACAATAATATACAGTATAAATATACAGTAATTGCGTTAAGTTCTTGTATTTTATTGAAAATTATTTTATTGGTTAGCTGCGCAATCCGTCATGTTGGCGGGGCTTTTTTTGTGCGCAGTATTTTAGCGCCACTCTTTTAGCGGGGGAACGTCATTAACCCCAGGTCAGTAACGCTACGCCAAACATTCCGGCTTTCACCACCAGACACATAATAAAAAGGCCGAAAACGATAAAGGCTCTGTCTACAAGCAAGCGGATCTTTCTGCGCATGATTTTCCCCGCGAAGCTGAAAGCATCGCGATGCTGATGAATAAGTTTGGCCGAATTTATACACGAAAAAGCCGTCATCAATCCATCAATTACGCGCACAAAGCGGAAGTTTTACAAAGGCCTGTAACGCAGAGCGCATTAATGTTAAAAAAGCGCAGTCATTCCGGCGGGTCTATCGCCACTTATGTTGCGGTACGGGCAATCAGGCTACTTCTCGTAAAAGTTTTTAATACGGATGGCGACGTCAATATTGGCCCAATGCAGCTCATTTTCCTGATGCATGCTGCTGGTGCCGTCTTCCCATGTCACGTAGTACGACACATTTCCCTTTTCTGACTCAAACGCATTCATAACAGCACCTTTGATATCACCGGATCTGTGTTTAACGATACTGCCTTTAGGGAATTTCATATCTCCTCCCAAAACGTTAACAACGATCTCTTGCACAACAAACGGATAGCAATAATAAAAGGTTAGACCTTTTTCACTGAAGATGTTGCTGAGGGTGTTACAGAACGTGTAGTCAAATGTCGGAAGAAAACTCCCGCCAGGCGACGGGAGTAAAAGCAGAATTACGGTTTGCGTGCGATAAGCAGTGCGCGGCGCGGTGCCGGGTAGCCTTCGATTGTTTTTGTCGGATCGTTCGGGTCGAGGAATTCGGCCAGCGATTCGCTGGTCATCCAATCGGTGCGGCGCTGTTCTTCCACCGTGGTGACGCTGACGTCTGCGATGCGTACGTCCACAAAGCCACATTTGATTAGCCAGTCCTTTAGCGCATCGGCAGAAGGAATGAAGTAGATATTGCCCATCTGTGCATAACGGTCACCCGGCACCAGCACCTGCTGGCTGTCACCTTCGACGACCAGAGTTTCCAGCACCAGTTCTCCACCGCTGACCAGCTGATTTTTCAGCTGGTAGAGATGATCCAGCGGCGAACGGCGGTGATACAACACGCCCATAGAAAAGACGGTGTCGAACGCGTTAAGCTCCGGTAACTGCTCGATGCCCAGCGGCAGTAAATGCGCACGCTGATCGCCACCCAGTAATTTACGCACGGCTTCGAACTGGCAGAGGAAGAGCTGCATCGGGTCGATACCGACCGCCAGATGCGCGCCTGCGCCAATCATGCGCCACATGTGATACCCGCTGCCGCAGCCGACGTCCAGAATGGTGCGCCCGGTGAGGGGAGAAATATGCGGCAGAACGCGATCCCATTTCCAGTCAGAACGCCATTCGGTATTGATTTCAACGTCGTACAGCGAGAACGGCCCTTTGCGCCAGGGCATCATATTACGCAGCAGGTTTTCGATCCCTTCGCGCTGACCGGCGGGCAGCGGCGTTTCCATATTGGCGGTAACGCTGTGCAACAAATCCAGGCGTTCCGGCTTAATCAGCGGCAGGCGGTCAACCGAGTTAAACCACAATTTAAATTTGCCGTGCAGGGATTCTTTCTGCCACGCGGTCAGCTGAGACGGCAGGGTGTTTAGCCACGGGCTTAACGGGCCTTTGGCGATGACGCGGTAAAAATCACCAAAATCGATCAT